GTGTTTCCCCTGTGGAAATGAAGAGAGGTATGGACAAGGCGGTTGAAGCAGTTTGTGAACGTCTAACGGAAATGTCGAGGCCTATACAGACCGTTGATGACATACGACATATCGCCACAATCTCTGCAAATAATGACGAAGCGATTGGCACACTGATTGCAACGGCAGTTGATAAAGCAGGCAAGGATGGCTCTGTTCTCGTGGAAGAAGCACGAAGCATGGAAACCTCTCTTGACTTGATTGAGGGCTTTAGATTTGATTCTGGGTACGTCTCTAACAAGTTTATCAACAATGAAAGAACTGGTACTGTTGAGTATGACAACCCTTTGATCCTTGTGACAGATGAAAAGATTGAACATATCGAACAGATTATGCCAACGCTTGAACTTGCAGCAAGAGATAACAGACCACTGCTTATCATCTCTAATGACTTTGAGGGTCAAGCACTGGCTGCTTTGATTGCTAATGCGGTTCGTGGAACAATGAAGATCTGTGCGGTCAAGGCTCCAAAGTATGGAGAAGAAAGAAGAAACATTATGAGAGACCTGTGTGCCACCATTGGTGCAACGTTTATCACTAGAGAGGACGGTCTGATCTTATCAGAAGTAACACTACCGCAGTTTGGTGGCTGTAAAAACATTAGAGTCTTGAAAGGCTGGACAACAATTGTAGGAGGAAAAGGAAATGGTGAGGACATCGATACGCGGATTGATGCGATTAAGAACGAGATACAACAGACTGACAACTTATCTGAGTGTGAACGACTTCAAGAACGTATTACACGACTTGCGTCGGGAGTGGCAGTCATCAAAGTGGGAGCAGCGACCGAGATCGAAATGATTGAAAAGAAGCACCGTATTGATGATGCTCTGGAAGCCGTTAGGGCTGCTAGGGACCTAGGTACCCTCCCGGGTGGGGGCGTGGCTCTGTTACGTGCGACAACAGACCTTTTCGTTGAAACTGACAACGAAGAACAATCAATCGGGGCACAAGTCATTCTGCAAGCGTGTCAAGCACCAATCAGACAAATGGCAAAGAATGCAGGCGAGTCTGCTGACATTATCGTCTCAAAGATCAAAGAAGAGACAGGTGATAACGGTTATGACTTTCTGAGGAGACAAATAACAAATATGTATGAAACAGGTATCATCGATCCTTGTAAGGTTACAACCTCGGCTTTGAAGAATGCCACATCCGCAGCAGGAACTTTGCTGACAACTTCACATGCGATTGTTTCTGATTGATACTATTTATATCAAGGGGCACAATAATGGATGAAAGAGAAGTTCAAGAACTGAAAGATGCTATTGTTCGTTTGACAATGACAATCGAAAGAATGGCAGACAAGCAAGATGAAATGCTTGATGACGTTAAGAAGATTAAAGAAGCGATTTATAACCCCGACCAAGGGCTTTATGCTCGTGTCNGAGACCTTGAGCAATGGCAAGCCAGCGTATCCAGAGTNATCTGGACCGTCGGCCTTGCTGTTACTGGTCTGATCATAAACTCTATTTATTTGGGAATTTTCCAATAAATACTTGACAGACAATTACTAATCGGTTATATTATATGTATAACTGGAGGAAAAATGAGAGTTAGAATTTCTTATGGTGTGGAACTTGATGAAGTGCCAGCCGAGTTGAGAGACTTAACAATTAGATCAATTACAAAACTAAAAGAGTCAATTAGAATTTTAGAAAAAAATATTGAAACAATGACTGAAAGTAATGACGATTCTAGTTGTTTAAACCTAGTTAACTCTAAGATCGATAGTGCGAGACAAGGCTTAGCAAACTCTGACGCAATCCTTGCTGATGTACAATCGATCCTAGGTGGACTAGCAGATTATTACGCAGGAGAGGAAGATGTACGAGAGGGGAGACTTGGTATGGATACCACAGGGAACGGTGCTGCACCGGAAGTTCACAGAGAATGATAGTCTTTTCTCTCCAATCAGTGTGACGGTCAAGCCGCAAATAGGTGTGTTTGTTGAAAATCATTCTCGCGGCTTCAGTAAGGTTATGATTGACTCAAAGGTTTGGGAGATAGAAAACAAAGAAATAAGGTATTTTACAGATAACAAACAAGAGGTGTGCTATGGTTGATTTGGTTGAGATTGTAAGAGAAGATGGAAGATACCGTCTGAAAGAAATCTATGTTAACCCTTCGTGGATTATCTCAATCTCCGAGGAACCAGCAAGCAAACAGATCATAGAAGAAGCACAATCAATCGGTCTAGCACCACAAGCAAGATACTCTAGGATAACTGTGTCTTCTGGGTATGGACCGCCAAAAGATATAGTGGTTGTTGGTGACCCTAGTTTTCTGAATAAAAGACTTAGCACCAAAAAGGTTTTGAAAGGATGACATATTTCAAGGTGGTGGCAAAGAAAGATTGCCCATATTGTATAAAGGCAAAATTATTACTGATGGAAAGAGACCAACAGTTTGAGTTTTGTACGATTGATTGTAGCCCTGAGTTATGGGAAGCATATAAAGGTAATCACGATCATAAAACAGTCCCAATGATTTTTTTGAAAGATACAGGGACTAAATATGAAAGATTGATTGGTGGTTTTGATGATCTTGTAAATTTCTTTAGGGAGACGAAATGATTTTATTAATGATGTTAACAGCATTGGCTAATGAACCATCAGTGACTGTTGCCAAAACAACTATCTCTGTTGAAGATGGGCCACAAGAAATCTATATCGAGGATGCAACAATTGTTGATAAGAGAGAAGTTCTAAACAATGAACACGTCAACTTCGTTATTAGTGGAGCAGCAGCGCAATATGCGGACAACTTTCTCAAGCATGACTATGAACCNATTGTATTCGATAAAACTAGCAACATATATGCTGAAGATTGTGATTACGAAAAGAACAGTTATAAATGTTCTGTTGAAAATGAGCATTGGCTTGTCAAGACAAATGTATATTTAGACAATGATGTCTTAGGTATTTCAATGAAAATATATGATTATAATGGTGTCCTAAAAGCATCTTCATCTACAAATGAACTTGTTAGAACAGAGTGTCGTAATCCACCGAGGAGACGGTTGCCACACCCCACTCAAGGGTCGGCTCCTTATGACCCTCCAGAGCAATGTAAAGAGGTTTATCCTAACCTACTATCTAAAAATGTGAGACAGTCTATCAAAATTTTGTTTAGTAACGTTCGTCCGTGAGTCCGATGACCACGGACTTTTTTCTTTTTCCGACCCTATTTAAAATAGGGGGACGGAGGAGTGATAAAAAAAATTCTATTCTTATTTCTAATTCTAATATTGGGAACATCATTTGGTTGGTGGCAAAATTATGACGAGTCTTATGTACCAGACATTTATGATTTTGCACCCACGGGTATGTTCAAAGCAGCAAAATCATCGGTCATAATAACTGTGCTCGATCAAGAAACTAATCCAATTAGTTCAGGTTCTGGCAATTACTTTAGACATAAGGGTCATTTGTTTATAATTACAGCAGCACACGTAGTTGACTCGGGAGAATACATAGCAGTTCAAGAACGAGGCCCTAACATTGAGTTTGCTAGAGTTCTGTACATAGACCCTAGTAACGACATAGCAGTGCTTACAACTGAAAATCAACTAAAATATACCAAACCAATACATTATCACATTGATAATAAGTTAGAGTACGCGGAACCTATTTGTTATGTAGGAGCACCAGCAGGAACAGCATTCTATCCGTCCCAAGGTTTAGCGGTTGAAAAAAGAGGGAACTTTATTCTGACAAATATATTTGCTTGGCCTGGCTCAAGCGGATCAGTCGTATTTTCTGACGATGGAATAGTCGGTGTGGTATCAAGTGTTATGATGACACAGGATGTGTTTGGTGTTGATCTAATTCCAAACATCGCCTTGCTGTCGGATATAAATGTTATAGATATAAAAGCTTTGGAGGGCTTATTGAAAGATGAACGAAAACGTCTTGAAAGAGGGAATGCTGATTAGTGATGGTGGAAGAATTGGGGTGATCGTAAAAGAGATAAAATCTGGAACGTGGTCAGAGGCCCCTTTGTTTAACTGGAGAACAAATTATGAAATTTATTTCTTTTCTACTGGAGACACCACAATTATCGGCGAAGAAACAATACACAGACTAATGGAGTTGGGGTCTTTCAAGATCCTAAATGATTAGTGCTGCCCTACTACCCTACTACTACCCTACTACCCCCCTACCTATCATATCACCCCTATAACAACCATAACAACACGCAATCGCGAGGTGACCATAGCAAATGTTAGTCAAGAATATACCAGAGGGATCACTCATACTCGCACGTAAAGGCGAGACTGTGCATACCTGTGTTGTGGTTACTGACTATACAAGCATCATGGTAGATGCATCGTACTCATATTACTATGTGTGGTCTATGACCATAAACTCGTGCATACTCGTATATGCAGATGAGGTTATGACCGTGCTTGACGACAAGTGTAGGTATGAGGTAAAGATAGAATACTCGGACCTAGGTGTGGCCGAGGGATACTCTATAAACCCTTTTCGTTGGATTCCAAGGATGTCAACAACACCAGAAGATTTTGACCACTGCGATGATGATGACTGTGATCTGGAATCTCTTTTTGAACTTTCTGGTGTTGATCTCGATGAGTAAAATTCTTGTTGAGAATGATTATCAATAAGCACATTTAAACAATTTGTCAAGAATTTTTTCTTAAAAACTAGATAAAGTATGAGAAAACCTCGATTTGATCCCGTTCGTTACAAATATGAAGTTGGAGATTTGATTGTCTGGAAAGATGTAATCGACCAACAAGGGGATGAAGTTGGGATTGTCATTGGCTTGTTTCCCGACACTGTAGAGGAGGAAGAGTTCCCAATCTACGTGGTTATGATGCCATACGGCCAAGACATTATAACTGGCTGGGATGCTCAATTCATTATGGAGCCTCACGACGTTTACCTTGAAAAGAAAAAAAAACTTGACAAATCAAAGAAAGATGTTATAATGAAGTATGGACAAAAAAAATGAAAGTTGGGGATTTAGTAATCCTTTGCACTAACGCATACGAACCTGAGTTTGTTGAAGATTGGGGTATCGGTATTGTTATGGCTCACTCGAAAGAGTTCAACACAGCAGATGTTTTTTGGTTCAAGCGGAATACCTTTAGGGCATTCATTGATCGGGCGCTGGAGATAATATGAAACTAGAGATCGGCGACCTTGTTGAGTATAAGATACTGTTAGGTTATGATGGATCTGGATCTGTTTGGTCTTGGCGTGAGGGTATAGGCCACATTACAGGTGCAATATATCTAGAAGATGGTGAGATGTTTTATGAAGTTACAAACCCAGACGGTGAAAAACACGAAGCATTAGAAGAGGAACTAAAAAAACTTTGACAAAATACTTGACAAACACTACTACTGTGATACATTACTTACACAGATGAACAAAGGAGTGTATTATGCAAGTAGGAGACTTAGTAAGAATAAAGAATAGTTGGCATCTAAAAGGTCAAATGGGTGTGATAACAAAGTATGTGAAGAAAAAATCATTGCCTGATACCGTGCAGGTGTACATACCCAACCCACCACCACAACAACCAAGCAACTGGGCTTGGCTGCAATACTATAATGTGGAGTTACTGTGCAAATAGGCTCCTTGGTGCGACACAAGGATAGTGGCTCAATCGGTATAGTGATTTATATTTCTCCTGTACCCGAAGCCATTCATCACATTGAAGTATGGATATGTGATGACAACAGCACTAGATGGTGGTCGCACGAGTTTTGTGAGGTAATATGCGAGTAGGTGATCTAGTATTGATAACGTCAAATGATAAGCAACTAAAAATGGTGGGGGTCTACATAGGTAGGCCATATCACTGCCAGTTTTCATACAAACTAATGTACGAGGGTGGTAAGGTCGCAGACTTTGACATAAGATTTTGGAAAATAGAAGTTTTGTCTTGACAAAACTTTCAAACGTGTTACATTATAAATGACATACAAACAAAGGAGATAAA